TCCATCACGGCAGAAGCCAATGGCATTCTTGGTGCGGCTGACAGTACAATTTTAGCGGCAAGGGGAGTAAGACAGCTTACTTCTTCCGAAACCAAATTTTATGACAGTTTTATCACTGCCGCTAAGCAGGAAATCGCCGCCGGTTCAGTAATTACGGGAATCGGTGACGCTCTTCCCGAAACCGTTATTGAAGCGGTATTTGAGGATATGAAGCAAAACCATCCGCTTCTTGACGTGATAAATTTCCAAAATACGACAGCGGTCACAAAGCTTGTTCTGAATAAAAAAGGCGAACAGTCCGCAACATGGGACGTGCTGAATACTCCGATAACAAAACAGCTTGACGGTGAAATCGAAGTCATTTCCATGACATTGGCAAAGCTTACGGCGTATATGTTTGTTACTTTTGATATGCTTGACCTGGGTCCTGCATGGATCGACAGATATGTCCGTGAAACGCTTTCAGAAGCTCTTGCCGTTGCCCTTGAAACTGCAATGGTAGACGGAAACGGACTGAATCAGCCTGTGGGCATGACAAGAAATTTCACTGGTTCACTTGATTCCTCAAAAGGCTATTCAAGAAAAACAGCAACGAAAGTAACTGCATTTGACAAGGAAACTTACGGTACACTTCTTTCAACTCTTGCAACTAATCCTAACGGAGGCACAAGAACAGTTTCCGAAGTAATTTTAATTGTCAATCCCGTTGACTATTTCACAAAGGTTATGCCCGCTACAACAGTTCTTGCCCCTGACGGTACATACAGAAATGACGTATTCCCGTTTCCTACAAAGGTTATTCAGTCGGTAGGCGTTCCTGCAAATCATGCGGTTATCGGACTTGCAAAACGCTATTTTATGGGTATAGGTCCTGCTAAGGGCGGCAAATTGGAGTATGACGATTCTTACAAGTATTTTGAAGAAGATAGGATTGAAATGTCCGGTAGCGGCGCAGATTACGGGTTATGATTCTGCAACAGGTGCGCCGACTTACGGAAACGGTTTTATTATCGGTAAAGCTGTAACAGCGGAAAAAACAATTGAAAGCAACAGCAATGAACACCATAGCTAATTTGTGCGGCGGAGACGTAAGCAAATTGGGAGAAAAATTTGCAGAACTAGAAGAATTACAGGTATGTAATTTACTTTGTAATGTTTTATGTGCACTGGCAAACGGTGCGGTTGCCAAAAAGAACTGTGACATATCCCTTGGACTTAGTAACGGAGAAAAAATGCAGGAATTTACTCCGGAATTTTTTGAAGTTAATCTTGATTTTTCAAAAGGAGCAGAACTAGTTGATACGCTGTTTACAGTAATAAACGGCGGTTCACAGTATACGATTCCTGACAATGTGCAAACTGTTGAAAAGGATATTGACCTTGAAGAAATTGAAGCCGAAAAAGAAGCAAGCGAGGGAAATTCCTAGGGCGCAGGCGTGAAAATCGCTTGCGCCTATTCTATAAAGGACTGTCAATAGGCTTAAGCTATCAGGAAATTATGATAATGCAGCCCGGGGATATTATTCAGATGCGGCTTTACAAGGTAGGTGAAACAAGCAATGGCAAGAACCATTAAAACAACTTTAGAATTAGGAGGAGAATCTGCATATAAAAAGGGATTACAGTCTATTGACCATGCGCTGATGGAACAAGATTGGCTGCAAGTCGGTATCGACATTATAAAAGGGCTTGCAAACGGTTTAATTGATGGTGTAAATATAATATGGGACAAAATCAAAGAAATGGCGAGCAGTTTGTTAAGTAGTATCAAGAGTGCTTTAGGCATTCATTCACCGTCAAAACTGTTCAGAGATAAAGTCGGTATATTCCTTGCTCAAGGCGTCGGTGTAGGTTTTGTTGACGAAATGGACAAAGTCACTAAGGATATGCAGAACGCTTTGCCTACAAGCTTTGATACTATGGTCAATGCCGATATCTCATCATTTTCAAACACCAAAAATCACAATACATCTTCTGAAAAATCAAACAGCGGTATAACGGTAATCATAGATAAAGTAGAAATACATAATGATGATGACATTGAAGATACTGCGTATAAGCTTGCATTGAAAGTTAAACAAGCTGAAATGGCGTTAGGAGTGTGATACAATGGGATATTTTATTTTTAACGGCAAGGACAGTCGGGAATTCGGTATACTGGAAAGCGTACCTATTCCTCCAAAGGCTGAAAGAACATTGCAGACAGTTGAAATACCGGGGCGATTGTACCCACTGAATAAAGCCAGGGACGAATTTAAAAATGTTCAATTGTCGTTTGTTTTAGGTATCACCGACCATTCAAAAATCAATGATATCAACAAATGGTTGAACGGCAGCGGCATGTTGATTTTAAGCAATGATACGTCAAAGTATTATAACGCCTTTGTTCATTCAGCTATATCTCCCGAAAGGTTATCGGTGAGGTTCGGAAAAATACCTATAATCTTCACTGTTGAACCGTTCAGGTATGACGTAGATAATCCTGTTATATCCCACATATTCACGGATATAAAAGACAGCCAACCGGAAAAGACGATAAAGGTAACGGCGGGCGGCTCGTATTCCTGCGAGCCATTGTATTTTTTTCGTTGGGCAGGGCGTATTGAAATGGCCGTAAACGGCGGCGATCTGCTGATAATTGACAGCGGAACTGCAAACGGCGAATATACCGATACTTACACTCCATCAGGAAACGGAACGCCTATATATCATTATCTCAGTCCCGAAGCCACAATGTTTATTAACACTTCTCTCAGACTGGCTTACAGACTGGAAAACGGCGTAAGAAAAGTCTGCTGTGAAATGACAAGCGGCAAATTCCCCATGTTAGAACCGGGAGAAAATACTGTCAAATTTAGATTAATTCCGGAATACACATGGGAGCATACAATGCCGGACGGCACCGTAAGACAGTATAAGCATACGGAGCAGAAGCTTCTTGTTTTTGACGTTACTCCCAATACGAGGTGGCTGTAATGAAACAGTACGAATACATTTCCGTTTATAAATCCGATGAAACTGATTTCAGTCATAACGGTATAAGGATTTTATGTCCTACCGAATGTAAAATCACAGAGGTGCTAAACGGTGAATATTCACTGACTCTTACCCATCCGTTTGACGATTTAGGAAACTGGAAATTTCTTATTGAATACAACATTATCAAAGTGCAGGGACAATTATTCCGTATTTACAGAAAAAGCACGTCAATGTCCTCAGACGGAACAAAGCAGCGTACTGTTGATGCAATGCATATTTTCTATGACCTGAATTTCTATTTTATTCGTTCTACCCAATCGGGTATTTTGAACGGTCCAGATGCGCTGAACTGGATAATGTCCCATACATACGATAAACGTGGTTCATTTACAACCGGCAAGCCGACTGACCGTTTTAAATTTTATAGCGACCTCAAAGGCGATACATCATACGAAAATATGCCGTTTATGCATTCTGCATATTATGAGGATATGTCCCCCACTAAGGCGTTATTAGGTGCTGATAATTGTTTTATCAATGTCTGGGGCGGTGAAATCATCAGGGACAATTTCAATGTTACAATCAACAAACAGCGTGGTATGTCGAATGCGTTTAATATAAGTTACGGTGTTGACATGACCGAAATTGACGAAGATGTTGACCTGTCCGATTATTGCGGGGATTTATATTGGGTAGGAAAATATACATACGATCCGCTGAAAAACGGAGAAGAAGTCACGGCACAATATAACGGCATCGTTAGTTTTCATCGTTTTAATTTACCGCCGCTGCCTGTTGCACCTATGAAATCGTATCAAATTTCTCTCACGGAAACGCAAGTAAGACAGGAACTGGGAAACAAGTTTACTATTGATGACGTCAAATCTCTTTTCAATAAGAAGGTACAGGACTATATGCTGTTAGAATGTTCGCCTGTTGTCAATTATCGTGTCACATTTGCGAATTTAGTTGATTTTGATTTGTATAAAGGATTTATTAATTTACAGCGTTGTGAACTGGGCGATATAGGAACTATCTATAATGAAGAATTGGGTATAAATACCATTCAGCAGATAGTTAAGAAAACCGTTGACGGAATCACAGGTGAAGTTGTAAGCATAGAATTAGGTTCATTACGAAAAACAATAACCAGTAAAGGACGAATTAACGGCGGTTATGATTCAGTACGTACAGAATTGATAAAGAATGAAATTACAGCCAATAACACATGGTACGGTCTAGGAGATGCAGGCTATACAATGGAACAGTTAAACGCTACATGGGACGAACTGGCAGGAAATAATATTATTCATACGGAGGTGGAATAATGGCAGACGGATTAATAAAAATACAGGGCAGTACAAATGTGGGAAAGTGTGTTGATGCAATAAATGATAACTTTGAGTATCTGGACGGGAAAACGCCTGCCGGTGAAGATATTCTGGAACAGGCAAAGGCGTATACCAATTTCAGAGCGGACGCCATTTCATCGTCCACTAACGAAGCCTTGCAAGCTAGAGTAATGAAAGAAACCGGAAAAGGCTTATCCAGCAATGATTATACAAATTCAGAAAAAGCTAAGCTAGAGGGAATCGAGGCAGGAGCTAATAAAACAATAGTTGATTCTGCATGGGATATCAACAGTACAAACCCAGTTCAGAATAAAATGATTATAGCCGCTTTACAATCACAATCAGATGCGTTGAATTCATCATGTAATGCGCTAAATGCTTCTATCCAATCTTTGAATAAAAAAAGCACAGATTTAGATCGTGCGAAGGTAGATAAAGTAGAAGGGAAAGGATTATCCAGTAATGATTATACTGACGAAGAAAAAGCTAAGCTTGCAGGAATAGCCGAGAATGCCGCAGCATATTTGCCGTTGACCGGAGGAACGATAAGCAATTCAAATTACGGAGAAAGCTTGAAGGTAAACAGAGGACCAACGTCAAGCTCGGCGGCATTGTCAGTAATCGATTATTTAATTAACGGAAATCGAGTCGGTGTGATGGGGTTTGATTCAGATTCCAAGCTGCGCATACGAAACAGCAATAATACTGAAATGGCTGAAATAGATAAAGACGGTACTGTCAGCGCAAAATATTTTAAGCAGTCTCAGTCTGGAACACTTCTTGCTGAAAGCTCAACAGATGAAAACAGTCTGACGGTAACCAATGCTGAGATAGCAAAATATTCACTGCTGTATATGGCTGCAAGCTGGACTCAGCAAGAGACGGTAAACTTTTGTGATGTGATTCCGATTTCCGCTATTGCGGCAGGAGCGGTATTTACAAAGCAAGTTTATACGGGTACAAGGATTTATACTTATACAGTCACCTGTACAAGTGCAGGAGTATTTACATTAACGCAAAGCAACTCTACAGGTACAGCAGGTACGTTGAGATTAAAATTGTATGTTATTTAGGAGGTGTAACTTATGACGGAAATAATAGTAGCCTTGATTGCATTGATCGGTACTCTCTGCGGTTCTCTTGGAGGCGTATTGGTATCGTCAAAAATGACAAATTATCGGCTTTTACAGTTGGAAAACAAAGTTGCCGAGCATAATAATTTTGCCAGAAGAATGCCGGTTGTTGAAGAACAAATAAAAGTTGCAAATCATAGAATTGACGATTTGGAAAGGAAGAATGAACATGAGTAATTTTTTAAAGAAACCGTATGTGAAAAGAGCATTGAGAACATTTTTACAGACAGCAGTCGGCTACATAGCGGTAAATATCGCCGCAACTGATCTGACTGTAAAGTCCGCTGTTTTGGGATTGGCTGTTTCAGCTATCTCGGCAGGGCTTGCAGCGGTTATGAATTTGAAGGAGGGTAATTAATTATGAAAAATTATATTGGAACGAAAAGAATAGAAGCAGAACCTATGACAAGAGGAGATTACAATAAATATCGTGGCTGGACTATACCAGCTGATGAAAATCCAGAAGACGAGGGATACATTGTAAAATATTCTAATGATTATATTTCATGGTCACCTAAACAAGCATTTGAAGAGGCATATAGCGAAATCGGTGAAAATCCGCTGTATGACACTGCATTGTTGATGAAAAGTAATGATTTTAAAGACAGATTTAGGGCAGAATATTATCAGCTGAAAATTAGAGCAAATGGGTTAAAAACTATGCTTAAAAAATATAAAAATAATACGCTCCCATTTAAACCTAATTGTACATATGAATTACTTTTTACGCAGCTTGTTTATATGGAAAATTATATAATCGTGTTAGAGGAAAGAGCAAAAGTCGAAGATATAGAACTATAATCTTAATAGAAAACAGTTGACATATTTCCACAATTGATGTATAATAATAAAAAAGGGGCATACCGATAGACGGTCGCTCCCAATCATTAAGAAGTTATATAAATAACCGCCTATGTGAGAGTATGGCGGTTATTTCCTTTTATGAAAAATTGCGTACATAAATGTTGCAAATGCTATAAAGACAGATGCAAACTGGAGTAATTCACTCCATGTAACAAAATTATTCATAGTAAATCACTCCCTTCCGGGAGCAGGATTGACCGCCTACCGAACGCAATAGGAAAAGCGTTCGGCAGACTTGCCCTAAAGATGGCAAGCCTACCGTTTCAAGTATGCCCATAAACATTATTATACTATAATCGGCATAATATGTCAATATGCACTCTGATTTTACAGGGTGCATTTTTTATATCTAAATTTAAGAAATGAGGTAAATAATAATGAGTAAAAAAGTATTTATAGGAGTAGGGCATGGCGGAACAGATTCCGGAGCAGTTAAGTACATAGTCGAAAAAGAGTATACACTGAAAACAGCCTTTGCACTGTCTGAAATTTTAAGTAAGTACGGAGTTGATTTTAAGCTGTCACGTACTCAGGATATTGATACGGATATGGACAGCAAAGTCGCAATGTGTAATAAATATGCTCCTGATTTGGTGGTGGATATTCATTTCAATGCAGGCGGCGGACAGGGCTTTGAGGTATATTACAGCCGTGTGGGAGGTACGTCAAAGACGTTAGCAAACAATATTAATACAGAAGTAAAGAAAATCATGTCGAGCAGAGGTGTTAAGACCAAGCTTGGTAATGGCGGTACGGACTATTTTGCGATTATCAGAGAAACGGCAGCCCCAGCGGTACTTTTAGAGGGCGGATTTGTCGACAGTAAAAAGGACGCTGATTTCATCAAGGCAAATTACAAAAAGCTTGCTGAGGCATACGCTAAAGGTATTTTAAAAACATTAGGTATTTCTACAGCAGCAAGTCCTGCAAAGCCTATACTGGACAAATCCGGCTACAAAAAAGGCGATTCAACTATTGGGGTACTATCGCTTAAAGAATTACTGTTGACAGCCAAAACACTAGGTATTAACAAATACGGTATGGACAAAAATAAGTCTTTCGGTACTGGTACACTGAATGCTATAAATTATCTTCTTGATAAGTGGGGTTACCAAAAAAACGGTATTGCAGGAGAAAACTTTATTAAACGTCTGCATACTGAAATTGAAAATAAAGTGAAATAGTTTTTGGAGGTATTTATATGAAAAGCTTTATCCCATGGGTTGGCGGCAAGAGTCTTCTCGCAAAGAAAATTGTATCAATGTTTCCGGATAATTTTGACAGGTACATTGAAGTGTTCGGAGGCGGCGGTTCTGTACTTTTTGCCAAAGACAAGCATGCCTCATTTGAGGTATATAACGATATTAACGGTCAGTTAGTAAATTTATTCAGGTGCGCTCGTTTTCATTGCGGAGAATTACAACGTGAAATTTCAGGCTATTTTAATTCAAGAGAGATTTTTGAAGATATAAAGGCACAGATAAATGTCAGGGGTATGACCGATATCCAAAGAGCAGCAATGTTTTATGTTCAAATTAAGCTGAGTTATGGAGCACAATGCAGAGCGTATGGTTGTGACAATAAAAACATATCGCCGGAATATTTAACTGAAATTGAAGAACGTCTTAAATCTGGTGCAGGAGTTGTTATTGAAAATAAGGATTTTGAAAAATTGATAAAGGTTTATGACCGTCCGAATGCACTTTTTTATTGCGATCCGCCGTATCGCACCGCCCAAAAATACTATGATGTGCCATTTTCCGATAGTGATCACGAACGCTTAAAGAACTCTTTAAGCAATATTAAAGGACGTTTTATTCTCTCTTACAATGATGATGAATATATACGTGAATTGTACAAGGACTACAATATTACGGCTGTTGAAAGACAGAATAATCTTTCTAGCGGTACATATAAGGAACTTATCATAACAAATTATTGATTTATATTGATAATTCAAAAAAGTGCGGTATAATTAATTTGCTGAAATAATATACCGCAGAAACAATACAAAACTAAACCCGTTGGGAATTTCCTGACGGGCTTTTTGTTTGTATGTTATTAATTGTTGAAAAATATTTG